GTACAAGAATAAGCAAGAGGATCTACTCAAGTCGCAATGGTACTTGGAGCGGTTAATACACTTAGATGGAAAGGGTAAGTCATGATACCTGTAGGACAGTTACGTTTATTACTCACTAAAGCTGGGCTAAACTATATCATTACTCGTGTTGATGGTAACGTAGCTCACGTTAATATACTCGTGATGGAGGGTTCAGATGTTCACAGTTGAACATGAGTCTGACGCAGAGATAATAACTACATTAGATCAACATAATGAACATGAGGATGTTGAGGTTATTTTAGGTGATGATGGTGTTGTATATATGAGACAGTTTGAACCTGAAATGGACGCCTATCAGATGCTAGTCTTGAGTAGACAGCAATGGCTAGATATCATGGCTGCATACAGTAGCAGTCAGGGGTCATATTACTTGGAGTTCATGCATGAGTAATGAGGGTATGTATTTTCTGGGTGGTGCTTTCACAATCTATGTGTTAGCTCTACCTTTGTTCTACCACATGGTAGAGCCAGAAGATCCAGAGGAGGACAATAGTGGCCCTATCAAGTTCGCATTTATGTGGCCTATGATAGCACTAGAAGTCGTATATCGTATTGTTGTAGGAGAGAATAACAATGATTGAACTAGGCTTAATTAAATCTTTACTGAATAAAGAGTTCTATGACCAGCACAAGAACTTACTATCTCGTAATGAGCTATTCACTAAAGACATACGAAAGATAAAGCAGGCACTTGATGGAGCTATGGAACAGTATGGTTCTGACCTTACGCCTCAAGACCTACAGGCTGTATTCTTAACGCAGAACCAATCTCTGACTACAGCAAGCAAAGTAATATATGATGACATGTTTAAGAAGTTAAGCATCATTGACCCAATCAACCCAGAGATTGCTAGTGATACATTCTCAAAGATGTTTCAGCAGTTCTTGGGTGAGAAGATTGCTAACATTGGATTTGAATGTGTTAATGGTTCACTTGATACACTTGAGCCTTTGCGTAGGTTACTTGATAGCTACAAGGATGACTTCACACCTGACGTAAGGGTTGAGTGGGATGACCACAGCTTTGATACGCTTCTGGATGCTGCAGACATGGAAGCACAATGGAAGTTCAACATCCCTACCCTGCAGAAAAAAGTTGAGGGTGTAACAGGTGGCCACCTTGTTGTGATTGGTGCAAGACCTAACACAGGTAAGACAAGCTTTCATGCGTCCCTCGTGGCTGCGGATGGTGGCTGGGCACAACAGGGTGCAAAGGTTGTGGTGCTTTGTAATGAAGAGAAGTACACACGCGTAGCTAGTAGATACCTTTGTGCCGCTTCTAACATGAGCATGAAAGAGGTGCGGGAGAACCCTGTTTTAGCTCGTAAGCGTTATGAGGATGTAAAGAATAACGTGCGTATTAAAGATAGCACGGGCAAAGACATGAAGTGGGTTGAGTCTGTAGTGAAGCACTCCAAGCCAGATGTGTTGATCCTAGATATGGGTGATAAGTTTGCTGACCAAAGTAATGAGCGTACTGACCTGACACTCAAGGCTGCAGCTATCCATGCTCGTAACATTGCAAAGCAGTATGACTGTGTAGTTCTATGGATGTCACAGCTATCAGCTGTAGCAGAAGGTAGAGTAGACTTAGATCAGTCTATGATGGAAGGGTCAAAGACAGGCAAGGCAGCAGAGGCTGACCTAATGCTTCTGATTGCTAAAACTAAAGATGTCGAAGGAGAAGGCATCAACCCAGAGCGTCACATCAACTTTGCTAAGAATAAGATAAACGGATTTGACGGTAGAGTTCTTTGTATGCTAGACGGAGATCGGGCAACATTTAGAGCGTAAGAGAGAGAGCATATGAGAATAGTATTAGACGTAGAGAATAGTATTACCTGGCGTGAGAACGCTAAGGGTAAACCTGTAATATGTAATGACCCTTATGAGAAGGGTAATAGCCTTACTCAAGTGGGTATAGTTAATGCAGACAACACGGATGAATTGCACATTATCAATCTAGATCACAATGAAGAGAAAGATGTGGATGGGTCTGGACGTGCGTTTGTCCAAGCCATATTAGACAAAACGTCTTTACTAATCTGTCATAATAATAAGCATGACATGATGTGGCTATGGGAGTGTGGCTTCAAGTATGATGGTGACATATATGATACCATGCTCTCAGAGTACCTTCTTGATAAAGGACAGCGTAATCCTGTTGGGTTATCTGCAACAGCACTACGTAGAGGTCTGTCAGAACAAAAAGAAGACTATTTATCTACATGCTTAAAAAAGGGTATCAACACTAATGAGACTGATCTCAGTAAGCTCAGCGTCTATTTGCGGTCTGATCTACTTACAACTTGTGAGTTGTTCCATCAGCAGCAGGCAGAGTTTGCAAACCCAGACAATCAGTCTCTTATTGCAGTAAGAAATGTCACCTTTGATACCTGTAAAACACTTACAGAAGTATACATGGCAGGAGTAGCTGTAGACCTAGACGCACTACAAGAAGTTCGTAAAGAGTTTGAGCATGAACGTGCCACTATAGAGACGCGTCTGCAGGATAAGATACGAGACTTGATGGGTGACACCCCAATCAATCTCCGCTCACCAGAGCAGAAGTCTAAAGTTATCTTCTCTCGTGAGGTAAATAACAAGAAGGATTGGAAAGGTTTATTTGATTACGTTAAAGATAATAAAGAGTTTAAGAGTACTGTAAAGGCTAACTCTACACTTATACGTAAGACAGAGGCTTTCACATGTCCTACCTGTGAAGGTCAAGGAAAGACTTATAAAGTAAAGAAAGATGGCACAAAGTATTCCAAACCTAATAAATGTAAGGATTGTGATGCACGAGGTTACCAGCTACGCAAGACAAACAAGATGGCTGGGTTGGGTTTCTTCCCACCTAATAAAGACTGGGCTAGTGATGCAGGCTTCAATACAGGTAAGAGTGAGTTAGATGTTCTGATTGCTACAGCAAAGAATAACAACATGCAGGAAGCTATCGACTTGCTTACGGACATGAAGCGTTTGAATGCAGTCAACAGCTACATCAGTAACTTTGTTAACGCCATTGAGTTCCACACCAAAGAGGATGGTAAGCTTCATGTAAGTTTAACACAGCACATCACAGCTACAGGCCGTTTCTCTGGACGTGATCCTAATATGCAGAACATGCCACGAGGCAACACCTTCCCTGTTAAGAAAGTCTTTGTATCACGATGGAAGGGTGGCTACATCTGTGAGGCAGACTTTGCTCAGCTTGAGTTTCGTACTGCTGCATTCCTGGCTCAGGATGAGGTAGCTATGGAAGAAATCAACACAGGCTTTGACGTACATAGTTATACAGCTAAGGTTATATCTGATGCAGGTCAGCCTACAACACGCCAGCAAGCCAAAGAGCATACGTTTGCGCCCCTCTTTGGAGCTACAGGGTTTGGCAGATCAAAGGCTGAGAAAGCTTACTATGAACACTTTACAGAGAAGTACCAGGGTGTAGCAGACTGGCATCAGAACTTAGCAGAGGAAGCACTACGCTTCAACAAGATTACAAACATATCAGGTAGGCAGTATGCGTTTCCTGACGTTGAGCGTAGATCCTATGGTGGTGTGACAAACTTCACGAACATTAAGAATTATCCAGTACAAGGATTTGCAACAGGGGATGTAGTACCTGTTGTTCTAAACGAAATACACAAACGTCTGCGTCCCTTTAACTCATGTATCGTTAATACAGTTCATGACTCAGTTGTAATAGACATTCACCCAGAGGAGAAAGATATGGTATTACAACTCGTAAATAATATGAATAATGAGTTGACAGATATGGTGGAAAAGGTATATGGAATAAAAATGAATGTGCCGTTACTTTTAGAGTCCAAGATCGGACCTAATTGGCTTGACACAGTAGACGTATAATGTATAACTACAGGTTCCGAAACTACTCATATAGGAGAAACACATGAGTACAGAATTAGCAATTGCAGCAGAACGTGGACAATCTATGGCAGAATTGATGGGTGTATCTAATACACCTACTCAAAGCTCTACACCTTCAGTTGCACGATTAAACGTCAACCAAGACGTTATCGAAAAAGAAGTAGAGGTTGATGGGGATGTCCTCATGAAGCCTGTTATGCCAAAGGGTGCATACAAACTCACTCAAGGTGATACAGTAGTGTATAGCAAGACTGCCTCTATTCGTGTGTTTGCTGTACGCAACCAATGGCAACGCTGGAATGGAGACTCAGGCGAGATGGAGAAATCCGTTTTGTCTAACTCTCTCAATGGCGACTTGAAGGATAGCATTGGTGGCGTTAACTTGGGTAGACCTTCTGGTTACATCGAAGACTTCAATGCTTTGCCAGAGGCTACAAAAACTTTAATCCGTAGTGTTAAACGAGTTAAAGTTTACTTTGGTCTTGTCTCTATGGAGAACCCAGTAGACGTTAATGGTGATCCAGTTGCGGGTAACTTTACTGATATCCCTTTTGTGTTTGATGTAAAGAACCGTGACTCCTTAAAGTCATTGGATGCTGTACTAGGTAAGATAAGCAAGCAAAACCTTCTACCCCCTATGGCATTAATCACACTTAAACCAGCCTTGGGTAAGATTCCGACAGGTGCTACTTATGGTTATGTAGATGCTTCTATGGGTGGTAAGGTAGAACTAGGTGGTGATGACAATGATATTCTAACTAACTTCCTAGAGTTTATTGAGTACATCAATGGTACTATCTTGGATAAATATAATGAGCGTAGTGGGGATGGTCTGTCATCATCTGATAGCGAACTTATTGCGTCTATTGTAGAGGTGGAAGAATAATGAATCACCCAGCTGAATTAGCAGTCTACACATTCTTGCAGAAGGCTATGGCTGGTGAGGCAACAATGACTGAGGCGGTAACCAAACAGGTTGCCGCTGACGTTGAGGCAGCAATGAATAAGCAGTTTAACTCAGGTCCACGTGATGAGTTCCGTCTGCGCATGTCTAACATTGGTAAGCCTAGATGCCAGCTATGGTTCGAGAAGAATGACCCAGAAGATAAGACACCCTTCCCACCCGCTTTCCTGATGAACATGATCCTTGGCGACATTGTTGAGGCTGTGTTTAAAGGGTTACTACGTGCAGCAGGTGTAGACTTTAAAGACAATGATAAAGTCACGCTTGAATTACCTAATGGTCAGAAGATCAATGGTGAGTATGACATGGAGTTGAATGGCAAGATTGATGACGTTAAGTCTGCATCACCTTGGTCATATGATAACAAGTTTGCTTCCTTCGATACTTTGGCACAAGGTGATAGCTTTGGTTATGTAGCTCAGCTTGTGGGCTACGCAGAGGCCGCTGGAAAGGGTGTAGGTGGTTGGTGGGCAATCAACAAGGCCAATGGTCAGTTCAAGTATGTAGATGCCTCTGAGGTGGACAAGGAGGCTGTACTGGCTGACATCCAAGAGCTGGCTGATTACATAGATAATGACGAACCTTTTGAGCGTTGTTTTGAGCCAGTAGAAGAAACATTCTACCGTAAGAAGACAGGCAATTGGGTACTGCCATCAGGATGTAAGTTCTGTAGCTTCAAGCATAAGTGTCACACTAACTTGCAGCCACGTCCTAGCATCCCTAGTAAGTCAAAGAACCCACAAGAGGTGGACTATACTTATGTAGCACCTGAGTATCTAAATGCCTAGAAAGCACAATTCTAAGACTTATCGTAGTGGCCTCGAATTAGAGGCTGCTGCGTACCTCAAGGATAGGCAGAAGATTGTAGCCTATGAAAAGCTAAAGATAGAGTGGGAGGATCTAAAGTATCGTACATACACGCCAGACTTTGAG